CATTAGATGTTGGTGCCACAGAAGCTTGTGGCGGTTGTACGGCTAACTGACCTTGCGTAGGTGCCATAGGTTGAGGTGGTGGAGGCATTGATTTTTGTTTAAGCACTTGCACAGCAGAGAAATAGTCATGAAGAAGCGCCATCTTTTCTTCTTCAAGGTCTGTGACTTTGTATTTATTAATGGTTTGTACGGTTAGAGTTGTTGCTAAATCGGTTGGATCAAGAATAAATGCATCAGGTGGTGAATATCCTTTTTCTCCATCTTCGATAATTGCATCGAGATCATGTAAAATACGCTCTTCTAAAGCTACTGCTAATTGATCAGATTGTTCAAGGTCTGGGAAATTAGACATCCGACGGAATTCTTGTTTATCAATTTCACCCGCAGCAAGCATTTCTGATAATTTAGCTTGTCGTCCAGCAGGATCTCTAGGCAATGATGATTCATCAAAGCATTGAATAACGTGAGTATCTTTTAACATTCCAACGCATTTAGGAAGTTCTACTTCACGAGTACCATCTTTTGATGGATACACTGTTAAATATTTTCCAGTCTCTTCGGCAATCTCTGCCGCAGCATCAATCATTTTATAAGCAAGACCATTATAGAAGTTCTGATACCGTTTTTCTAAAGCTGCAAATCTAGCCGTTTGAAGATCATTCGACTCTCTAATCGCCTCACCAGAATTCAATCCCTCAGATTTCTTTGCTGCCGCTGACATAGCTGATACGCCACTTATTTGATAAGCAGTTTCTATCAGCCATTTAATATAATCATAAATTTCTTGGTTATTAGAAGTAGCATTTATAAACTGAGGTGACTCAGCCATTGTTTTGACTTTAATAATACTGCCGACATTATTATTAAATGATGTTTCTAAAACTTTGGAAAGTTCTGAGATGATAATCCTTGGCACTCCAAACATTTCAATTGCTTGTGATGCGATAATTAACATCTTATAAATTTCCATCTGACATGGAAAAAGAATCTCGGCCATACCTTGAGAAAACCAGCCCACTGTATTTTGATTGTAATCTATTTTTTCAAATGGGAAATAATCTTTAGTCCAAGGTTCATCTAATAAGACACCTTCAGAACAAACAATAACATGTCTTCCATCTTTTGCTTTTTTCCCACTAGGAAGATGCCATCCTTCTGAAACTATAATCTGATCTGAAATTGTATCTGTAGATTGAGGAGAATTATCTACAGTTCCACCTTGAGAAGACATAATCTTATCTTCTTCCTTAGGCATCATATCTGCTAATATGCCTCTATCGCATAACTTAGTATGAATAAGAGCGCGGGGATTACGATAATATCCATCATTGAAATCAACTAGCAATTCAGTTTCTAAAGTCCGTTCTAATTCGACTTTGTCGTCTTTTTTAATAATTTTAATTAAGCCGTTCCCAAGCATCGCACAATCTCTGAATGCTTCAGATCCTAATTCATAGGCTTTTGTCCTGTAAAACTCACCCATGATAAAAGAATTCATTTCTTTAGAAATCTTACGCTCTTTGTAATGTCCAGCATCAGTTAAGAATACAGGTCTAGGTTTATCTTGAGTAACAAGTGATGTGAGCGTATCAATGCATGAATAAACCACATTAGCAGTTGGTCTACCCATTGGCATTTGTGATGAATTGTCAAGAGTAGATGTAGAGGCAAGGTAGTTATATAGAGGCTTACCGGAAAACAAACGAGAGTATAATGAAGCTTGTCTAATTCTAGCTGAGTGAAAGTTCTTTAGAAAAGCAGTTGTTGAAAGTAATTGAGCACACAATTCTTTTTCATCTTTTGCAAGCCACCATTGATAATAATTATTTTCCTTAGTCTTAGTCTTTTTATCACGAGGATCAACAATCTTATCCTTTGGCTTTACAACTTCGATTGGCTCAACTTTCCAATTCATTAGATAGCTCCATCAGGAAACATTTTGTTGGCTAGCTCTTCATCACTTAACTTTAAAGTGCTAATCAAATCTTTGATCTTCTCAGTTGCTTCATGATTAATTGGCTCTTCTGGTTTATGCGAATATTTATGCATTGGATGAATAACTTGAGATGGTTTACCATCAAATGAAATATCGTGTTCTAAGGATTTAAACTTAGTAACACCAGCAGATTTAAGAGCATCAATTAATGCAATAGTCTCTTGTAAGTTCACAATTACATCGCATCGAAATATTTGTTGATACGAGCCATTGCTTTTTTAAGCTGATGAATATCTTGAGAAGATTCATGCTCTCCCATTTCCTCTGGACTAGCTTCACCTTCTTCTGGCTCACCTAAAGTTTCGTCTACTTCTTTGGCCATTTTATCGTCCCAAGCTTCATTTGGATCAACCGCAAGTTGTCCAGCATAATCCATATCAGGACGAAGGTCTGCACCACCTTCTTCTTTTTTCTTAGCGCGAATCATCTTTGAAAGTGTTTTTCCATCAAACATATTAACCTCTATTTTTGTTTAAGCATTGAAGAACGCATGCTTCTATTGAAGACATGACCTTCTTATGGTCTTTAGAATGAATTGACTCCATTAATTCTTTACCGAGCATGTCATGAATTTCATGATCAACATCATGATCACCATCATGGTCTAGCTCTTCAGCATTCTCGACTTCATTAACCTCACCACCATGAGCTAAACCTTGTATCTTTGGTTTAGGCATAGATCTCAATTCACCTAATACTCTATGATGTTCTGACTTAGCCTTTTCTACATCTCCATTATGTTCTAATTCTCGTCCTGCCATTGATTGTCTTGCACCAATCGCGGCATGAGGATATTTTTTAGATTCTTCACGAGTAAATTCTTTATCTACAGGTTCATGAACTCCTTTGACTTCTCCACCATCAGCTAAGCATGTCTCGCATTCTTCTATTTCTCCACCATGTCCATTTTTATGATGTTCTGCTTTTCTCTTAACAGAATATGCAATCGCTACTGCCTGTTTTTGTGGCTTACCTGCATGTATCTCTGCCTTAATGTTCTTTTTAAAAGCGGCTGGACTCTTTTTATGAATTAGAGGCATCGTGCTCCTCTGGCTCTTTGGCCATGATCATGTCAATTAATGCCATTAAAGCTTGCATAGCCTTTTTATGGTCTTGTGATTCCACTGCATGCATTAGCTCTTCAATCATCTTTTCTTTGATTTCTTCGTCTTCGCTAAAACCATAACGAGATTCTCCGGCTTGTTTCCGAAGTTTAGCTGGTTGTCTAGATTTTAGAAAAGGCAATGCACTCATGCACTTGTCTAGCTGTTACAGATTAATCCCAGCTATGCCAAGGATCACGACCTTGATTATCCTTTTGCCAATGAATTCCATTGATTCCATCTTTTTGTGCTTGTTCGCGCTTGATATTTTCCATGATGGACTGCTTGTGAAGATCTTCTTGTTCTTTGATGTATTCCATTGTCCCAGGAATTAAAGCTTTTTTAGCTGGAGTGCTTGCAAACTGATATCCATTAAACCACCCGTAAAGCATGGCATCGCATCTATGATTTGGTAATGAAGGATGTTCTTTTTTAGGATAGACAATTTTATCACCTGATGTTTTCCAAACTAAGGCCATCATTTCATCTATAAGATCCGTTTCACTCTGATGTATTTTCACTCGGCCTTGAATCAAATCACCATTAAGTATTTCGATATGATCTACTTTTCCAAGCTTATCAGCATATTCGAAATAGATATTTGATCTCATGGTCATGGTTTCAACACCTTGCTTATTGGCACCGTCTATGATTACGCTATTGCATGGATATTTTGGATCATTTAAGAATTCTAGAAGCTTCTTTTCTACCATGTCGAAAGTCATATGTTTTGCAGCATATGTTTTTAGGACGTAAAAGGTTGGATCATTATCGTGATAGGCGCTCAATACTATAGCCGTGTCATCTTCCCATCCTAAGTCACATGAAAGAATATGATGCCATCCTTTCGAATGAGGAAATGGAAGGTCTCGAAATAGATTCCTGTCATGATTAAATTTATACACAAGTTTGTCGGTTTCAATTACCCATTCGTTTAAGTACCACTGCCTAAATTGTGGGGTTTCCATGTATAGAGGTCTATTTGTTAGGATCTCATCTAATTGTTTTTGCCAATTGATATGCGGATTTTGATGAGCAGACCATTTATGAACGGACCATCCTGGCTCTTTTCCATTAGTAATATCGAAAAATAGACCTTGAGTTAAGTTTGAACTTGTGCCGAACAAGCAAGTTGTTCCTTCTTCATCGGCCATTGCTGGACCTAAGATATCATAAACCAAGTGAGCTAGATTTATTGTGTAAAGTGAAGACTCATCAATGCAGGCAAGCTTATATTTCTTACCCAGAAGTTTATTCATTTCATCTTCTGATGAGTCCACTCCTGTGATTCTAATTACTGATCCGTTAGGGAATGTGCAATCTAGGGAGGTGTTATTGAAGTGAATATTAAGTTTAAATCTCCTGTCGATTATCTTAAGTATATCTTTCATGATTATATCAAGCGCTGATTGTCTGGTTAAGCCGATAAAAAGGCAGTTTGATTTAGGATATTTTAATGCGGTCTCAACCATATAAAGACCAGCTGTGAAAGATTTTGCAGCTCGTCTAGTACAATGAGCAGCTTTTAGCCTTGATGAATCATCTATGAATTTGCGTTGTTCTGGGAATGAGGCCTGAACAACTTCTTTAAGATATTTGTCACCTTGATTTAGGCTTTTATCTAAAAACTTCTGAAGTAATTCTCTATGACTTATTTCCATCGTTCAATCTTCTTTGGGCTTCCAATACCAACATTTCATCTGGAATCTTTTCTAATACTAATTGAGCTTGATCTCTTTGGTCTAAATATTGTTTTCCTAACCAAATAAGCATTGCCACATTTCCTTTATTTGCGGATTCAAATTGCATTTTCCTAAGACTCATTTTTAGACTAGACCTCCCTTTGTCTAATTCTGCCGAAAAACGATTAGTAATCGTCTCGTCAGTACATCCAAAGAACGATGCTATTTCTTTTACTTTACAACCCAGCGCAGCGAGCTTTTCCACTGATTTAGGATCTATATCTAATAATGGTCTACCCATTGTTTAATCCTTTGAAATATTTAAGTGCGGATTTATTGCAATAAACTTTTTCGACTACTCCACCTGAATTTCTTTTACTTGAATATGTCGACCTGTGATTTATATTTTTAAGTAGTGTAAATCTTGAATCATCAATATTATATTCTGAAATGAATACAGGATTTGATTGAGAACCTGCCCAATCGAAAAACTCACTATGATTAAATGTTGATCCGTAATCAATTGTTCCCTTATATGGAATATCGCAATAAATAACAGAATCTGGTTTTATTATTACTTTTTCATAGGAAAGATTTGTTAGTTGGAGTCGTTCGAGTTGTTCGAGTCGTTCGAGTTGTTCGAGTCGTTCGAGTTGTCGGAGTTCTAATCTTCCTAAATTATTTGCTAATCTTCGTATGTATATTCTTTTTCCAGTAGTTGAAAGATGATTAGGCCATTTATCTATTCCTAAAGTATATCTCATAAAATTATCAAACTCATCAAATATAATTGCCTGATGCATACTTCGTTTTTGTTGTTCAATTTCTTTCCCAAAAATATAATTTTTTCCATCATTACCAAAAGACCAAATGATTTTTATATATGCATTTGATTCTTTTTCTGCCATGAACCTTTCACTAGAAATCCATTCAGGTTTAAATACATCATGATTATATTTTCCATCGATTGCGTCTCTAATTAATTCACATAATCCTGGACGTAATTCGTTATAGTAGAATTTATTATAGGATTTTCTTCTATGCTCTAGCATATAATGAGTGCAAGAGAATCCTCCACCGAACAAATCATAGAAATTATCAGCAGGAGGAAATAGAGTTGCGATTT